TCCAATGTTTCTTAAAAGGACTTCGATTACGCTTTCGCCGTATTCCTCTTCAAACATACCCATTGCATTAAGGGTAAGCGAAAAATGTAATGTTGTTTCGACCGGGTCAAGTTCGACTACTTCTCCGTCAACTAACCCAAATCTTTCTTCTACAAATGTGTGTTTTAAGATTTTCATGCATTTAAAAGGGGGTATTGCTACCCCCTATTCCCTTTCTATATTTAAATAATGTTTACACCGATGTCGGCAGAATTACTGCGGTCTTGAACGCATCGTAAAGCGTTGCGTTAGTTTCACTTCTCTCAATGCGGTAATACTGACAAGCAACGCCATCAGCATCGACTACAAATTCACTTGTCTGTGCGGTAAATGAAACTTCAAGTTCAGCCGCTTCAACTTCTTCTTCATCAGTAGAAGTTTCCCATGTCGGCTCACTCGCTTTTACGTTGTACAGATAGTGAAGTGTCGGTGTTTTCGTTCCGTCAGAGCAATCGTCACCCTGTGTTTCAAAGAAGATACAGTGGTTAGCGAAAGTACCAGTATCTACGAAACCACCATTAGCGGTAGCCTTAAAACCGAGGTACGGCATATACGCCGCCGGAATGTTTCTTAAAGTGACAGTAGCGGTTCTGACTTTCGCACCCTTGACTACACAGTAGACATCGTCATCCGAGTAGATGTTCGTGTCCTCTTGTTCAACTTCGATGGTAGCCGACACCATACCGGGGATCATAATCGGTGAGCCGAAGCTCTTGGTATCGTTACTTGTAACGATCGGTGCAAAGCCGAAGTTTCTGTTGCCATGAATAACTTTACCCATGATTTCTCCTATTCAATTTCTATTTCAATATTTAGTTCTTTAAGCATCTGTCTTTGAAAGTCTTTGCTAGTCTGTTCGTATGTCGGCGTGATGTGAGCATGGGCAGATGCCCAACCCACACCGCCTTTCTTATTAACAATGAAGTGTCCGTTTTCCAATAACCAAGTTAATTGCCAGTTGGTCTTGTTCCAAACATAACCCTCTGACAAATAAGGTTTATTGGGTTGCATCTGCACTCTCCACCCTTTTGAGTAGTTTTTGGTTTTTCGGTGTCTTTTGAATATTCGGTCATAAGATTTCAGTGTTTTGACGGCTTTTCTGCCGGACTTTTGGATGATTTTGTCCGCACCCTTTACATCAATCTTTATGCCCTTAATATCCTCGATGTTATGCCACTTCAATTAAAATACCGCAAGTGCAATAAGCAACGTAGTATTCAAACTCGTCACTTCTGTCATAAGTTACGGATACATTGAATTTGTCTTTAATGTATCGCACCAATACTCTCCGGCTATCAAAGTCTTTCGTTGCAACCGCAAATTGGACTAATGACAAGTAACAACCGCTATCGTCCGACCCAATTAACTGATCAGAGGTGTAATCGAAGAAAATGTAATCTCTACCCTGTAAATCCTCTAAATCGCCGATGTGTACATCAACACCTAAAGGATTTGCTAAAAGATAATCGTAAATTTCCTGTTGGGTAAACATTAACGTAACTCCACAAGAATAAGGATCATCTGCAACGATGTTTTGTAATACTCTCTAACTCTGTGGACTTTGTATCGGTCATTGCCGAATTTCGTAGCATAGTCCACATAGGTAAGTTCGTATCTAATTCCGTCTTGGACTACATCTTCCGTGAGCCAAGTGGATACTGTAATGTTGCGTGTTCCTCTTAATTCTTGTTGCTTAACACCACTGGTGGTATAGAAGTCATCAGAAAAGCGTTTGATCTCTTTTGCTTTTACTTTGCGAGAAAAGGTCACCTCTTTTGGTGACCCTTTCTCATCTACTGTCTTGCCGACATAAACTAACGTTGCTTCGCCGTAATACTGCATCGTAAAGCGTTGACCCTTGTAATATACTGCTCCGTCATGAAATCGTAGTTAATGTCATAGTCCATGTCTTTGATTACTTGATACGCAATACAAACACATAGATCGCTTGTTGCCAAAGCATCACTGGTAAAGATGTAATTGCCGTTCTTGTCGGTTGCGTTCCAAGATACGCCCTCATTGTCCAGCTTTGCTAATGCACCCTTGATGAGAATATCAAGTTGCGTATCGTAAATGTCTGTATCGGCAATCGGTAATATGGTTACAACTTGCTCTTTAATTTCAGCAAGTGAAACTAACGCCATATTAACCCTCCTTTACAGTTTTCTTGCGTGTGACCTTTTCTTCTACAGGCTTAACGTACTTTCTCACTAACTCATACTGTCTGTCATTGAGAATTACGATAGAGCCTTTTTCGACAGTTAAGCCGATGCGGTCAACAATGACCTCACACTTCTTCATTAATCTCCACCGAGATCACTGTTGGGCTTATTTAACTGTGCGAAATAACCAAGTTTAGTAACGTTACCAGCGGCGAACAGACGAGCAACGTATTTCTGTCTGTCCTGTTCAGCAAAGGAGTACGGATCGTGAATTAACTTGACTGCTTCACCCTCCGGGCGGTTCAACTTGTAACCCTTGAAGTCACCAACTACAGCCCATGCACCACCATCAGCAACGTTATCATAAGCCGAAATTGCATTTGTAAATTCAACTCTTAAACCATTGATGTAATACTGCGGTTTGCCAGTGTTGTCTGCGGCGATCTGATAGATCGGTCTTTCTGTTGTGTCAGTAAGACCCATAACGTTATTGAAGAATGTCTTGGGGTTCATAGCAACGATAAGGTTGTCGAATGTCTTTAATTCGCCTACTGCAACGTTGATTGCGTTGAAGTTCAGTTCCTGTGCGACCTGTGCGGTGTAAGTGTTACCGATGATACCGACAACGCCCTTGCCGTTTGCATCGCCGTTGCCACGGATGATAGCTTCATCAAGTTCAAGGACAACTCTGTAGACTAATTCGTCTGCGAGGTAACGCATAAATTCTTCCGGGACTAAAGCCTCTAATTCATCGGTAGTGCTGATCCATTTCTTAATCATCTTCGGCTGGAGTAAGATTTCACCAAAAGTGATTTCTTCCTGTACCGGTGCCGCCGCATTTTCATCGTGCCATACCGCACCATCCGCTTCAAGTTCAACCGGGATGCTTAAATAACCCTTAATAGAAACGTTGGAAACTAAACGAGAAAATTTACCAAACTTTTCCCATGCGGTTTCGACGTAACCCTGCATGATTGTCGGTACAGGGATATCCTGTGTGCCTGTGTTCAGATTAGCACCGCCGCCGCCCTCACGTTTCAGCATTTCCTTGACTTCTTTTTCGTCACCAGTGATGACACTTCTCTTCCATGCTTCAGCATAAGCCGGGGTATCAACGATCGGTGTCTTTTCGTTACGTGCTTCAACCTTTTCGGTTTCTACATTTTTGACTAAACTCATTCTCTTCTCCTGTTCTTCAAATTTAGTGCGAGTTTCTTCTAACTCTGCGATCTGCTTGTCGATGTCCTCTGCTTCACTCTGTAAAGCTGGGATCTCGTTGGTTAAGATTGCCTCTCTTGTTTCAACATCGCTCTCGTTGAATTTTGAACGCTTTTCTTCGATTTCAGTAGCGATAGCGTTCTTTCTCTCATTGAGTTTGTTGATTTCGGCAAGAGCCATCTCACTTGACAGAATTTCCATTTAACAATTTCTCCATTCTTTCGTCTTGCTCTTTGCGTTTTTCCATCAACGCTTTATGCTGGTCGGCTAATTCATCAGCACCACGTGACCATAAAGTGGTCTGACTATATGCCGGAAAGGTAACGATACTGCAATCATAAAGGTGGTCAATCTTCGTGATTGTTCTACGCTCTTTTCCGTCAATGTTCTCCCAACGTTCTCCGCCATCAGCAATCGTAAAGGCAAAAGATTGTTTAGAAAGCAGACCACTACGGATCAGTTTCATCACATCCTGTCCTTGCGTTGTATTGATGATGTTAGAACGCTGAAATAATCCGTTATCATCAACTCGCAACTGCATTGAGCCATTGCGAGTACCAGCCAATAGATAGTTGTTGTCATGATTGAAATTCAAGACAACATCGCTCATATCCGTGTTGTCGAAA